GTGCTAAAAGAAGTAGCCGCTGACAACCAGAGTTCAACTGTAAGTTATTCACTTCTAAAGAACAATGCTATGCCATCGATGATGGTTGGACCTTCTTCCGGTGACATGATGGTTGAAATCATGGAAGAAGATGCACGTGTCCTAAAAAAGCGTCTGCAAGAAGACTTCTGCGGTGACAATGCAGGTGGCATCGCTGTTTCCACTGCTCCTTACTCAGTGAGCCGTATGTCGCTCTCTCCATCAGAACTAAGTTTGGATGACCTTCGACGTAAGCCTGAAGAGCGTATTGCTTCCGCACTTGGCTTGAACTGTATGGTTCTTGGTCTTGGTGCTGGACTTGAGCGTAACACTTACTCCAACTATGCTGAAGCACGTCGTGCTGCTTGGGAAGACGGAATGATTCCTCTACAGGAACAACTCTGTGCCCAAATCACGATGGCTATGGTGCCTGAATACACTGACCTGCAAGACGACGACATTGTTGCATTTGACAACACTGAAGTACCTGCCCTGCAAGAAGACGAAACCCTTCGTGTACAGCGAGCAACAACCTTGTATGCTGCTGGAATCATCGACAAGGCTGAAGCCCGAAAGATGATTGGAGAGGTTGCACGAAGTGAAGATGAAGGCATCAACTCACAGACTGGAGTGGGCGTTGAAGCAAACGCCATCCCAGCCGAAACACCAGAACAACCAACGCCAGAACCGCAACCGGTTCCCGCACCTACAGAAAACCAGCCAGAACAAAAGGCTACAGAAATAGTAGCGGTGGAAGTCAAATCAGACGGTCATAAACCCACGTCTGGTATGCAGTCCGCTGCCAGACGTGCTCTTCAATGGAAGAAAGAAGGCAAGGGTGGTGGCACTCTCGTAGGTTTGACACGTGCTAACCAGTTGGTCAATGGTGAGAACTTATCGGATAGCACAGTGCTTCGCATGTACTCATTCTTCAGTCGCCATGAAGTAGATAAACAAGCAACTGGTTTCAATAGCGGTGAAGATGGATTCCCGTCAAAGGGTAGAGTTGCTTGGGACTTGTGGGGCGGTGATGCTGGTGCTTCTTGGAGCAAGAAGATACGTGACCGCATCATAAGGGAGCGTGAAGGCAAATGAGTTTAGAGTCCCTTGATGAATCGCTTTTAATCATGACGGAACTCCGCCATGAGTACAAGTCAAGCATGAAAAAAGCGGTTGAGTCACTGCAAGAGAAATACAAGAAACAACGAAAGACGCTAGAGTCCATCGGCTCAATGGTCAAGATGAGTGGTGCAGATGAAACGACGCTTGCTATCCTGCATCGCCGTCTACACACTGTGACATTGATGACCGCATCGTTGATGCTTGACAAGTTTGATGAAACTAAGGCAACCTTTGTCAAGATGATTGTGGAAGAACTGAACGAAAGTTCGGAAGTCCTGAACGGTAAAACGCTGGTCAGTGACGAAGAAATAGACTCAATATTGAGCCAGTTGTTCACTTCTGATTTTGACTATCAAATGGAATGTGCGATATCCGATATCGTTGATTCACAAAGAAATCAGATTGGTAAGTCATACAACGCACGTCCAGATTTGCTCATGTCGGCTATTTATGACGCAGACGAGATGTTTGTGTTTGACATAATAAATCTGTTCGAAAAGTCTGTAGAAAACCTATTTGTTGATGTAGTCAGGTTGACCGTGCGGGACAAACAAGTCAAATGTATGACTGTAAGCCCTTGCGATGTGACGACAAAAGCAGAATGCTGGTTTGTACACGGAACAGATATTAATCTGACTAACTCGTTTGTTGTTCACGGAAGTGGATGCAAGTGTGTTCCGTTGTTTTATACAGATGTTGCTGTGAATGATGTCAAAAGCATCATGTCAGCAGATGAGATGTTTGAATTGCTGCCAACATACGAAGCAAAAGCCGTCCTTGGTGACGACAAGTATGCGAAGTGGTTGAAAGGTGATTCACTAAATGTATTACTAACTGTAGACGAAGGCGATTCGAAACAAGCGTGACGTTTGCAGAGGATATGAAAAGACTATGTCAGTAGATAACGACAACGAAATCGTGATTCGCTTCGGCGACGAAGTGAAAGCAACGACCGACGGTAAAGTCCGTGGGTACCTTGTCCGTTTCGGTGGACAAGACCTAGAGGGTGATGTCTTTTCACCTCAGTGTGACTTTGGACGCCCGATGAAGATTGGTGACTCGGTTCCAATGAACCTTTACTATGCTCATGGCATGGACCCAGTTGTTGGGAAGAAGGCAGTCGGAACTGGACGTATCGTTGTCAAAGAAGCCGGTCTTTGGTACGAAGGTCAGATTCAGGTTTCCGACCAGTATCGTGAGATGATTAAGCGTCTTGCAGTTGAAGGACGTCTTGGTTTCTCTTCTGGTGCTGCTGGACATCTTGTTGTTCGTGAAAAGTCCTACAGCGAAGACACAAACCTTTTGACTGTGTGGCCACTTGCTGAAGCAAGCCTTACACCACGTCCTGCTGAACCACGTAACCTTGCTTTTGCAAAATCACTGTCGGAGTTTTTACCACTGATGGAACAAGATGAAATGAAGTGTGGCGGTGGCTATCCAAAACCACAGATGATGCCTATGCCAGCCGTGAAACCTAAAATGCGAATGCCTGAAGTAAATACATATTCTTGGATGTACCCACGCCGTAAGCGTGTAATGTCCAACCGTCCTTCTGCTGATGAAATGGCTGGTTACGGTATGCGTCCCGGCTACGTCGAAGATGAAGAAGAAGACAACATGGATATGTGTGGTCCCGGCAAGAAGCGTCCATACCGTGGTGAGCCTGACGAGATGATGAATGGTGGTGGTATGCCTCCTATGTACTCAGAGCAGGAGATGGAAGGCGTAGACGCACAAGCACTGTCCAGCATTCTGTCCCATTTGATGATGGCTTACCAAGAGATGCTAACAGCACTCAACGAAGGTGAAGTTGAAGAAGAGGATATGGATGAGTACCATTCAACCCTCATGAACAACGTTGATACCTTTGGTACGATGCTACGTAGTTATATGTACAACCGCAAGCGTCCTATGAAGGAAGCGGTTGACCTAAAGTATATGTTCACTAAGTCCAAGCCGACTAGTGTTACTGAATTCGAGCGACGGGTACGTGATGTACTCAGTCTTTCTCGCCGGGAAGCAAAAATGCTTGCATCCCATGGGTGGAAGGCACTGTGCGATGCAGTGGAAGAAGCCGAAGTGGACGAAGTTGACGTCAAGTCAGCAGATGTCCAACCAGTGGAAGAAGTTGTTGAACAAACAACCGAAGACGCTGAGCCAGTAGCAACTGAAGAGGTTGTTGCTGAAACCGCTGAAGAAGTGGTTTCCGAAGAAGTAGAAGTTGTTGATGCAGAAGCACCAGCAGAAGAAGCAACAGAAGAACCAGTTCAAGAGGATGTCAAATCGTATGACGATGAGGAAGCTCGTCGTGTTCGAGATGAACTAACCCGCAAACTTCTCGCACAGAGAATGCAAATCTAGAAAGGTAGAGATATGGATATTATTTCCCGTATCAACTCGCTTGAGTCCAAGATGGAAGCCAACAAGGCAACCGCTCAGGCTATTCTCGCAGACATGAACCTTGACCCAGCAGATGCTGCTACGCTGATTGAAGAGAACGAAGGCATTGCCGCTCGTATCAAATCCCTCCGCACCATCTCTGAGACAAGTGCTCTTCCATACGAAGCACCTAAGCCTGAGCCAGCAACCAAGTCGGTTTCTGACCGTGCTGAAGCAGATGCACTTAAGGCTATCCGCCTCCCTGCTGGCAACCGTGTCACCAACTTTGCTGGTGCTACTCAGCAAGAGCGAGCACTCAAGGCATACCGCTTTGGACAGTGGTTCCTTGGTGGGCCTGCTGGAAACGCTAAGGCTGCATCATGGTGCCGCGAGCGTGGTATTGAAATCAAGGGTCACAACGAGTTCGAGAACGAAGTCGGTGGATTCCTTGTTCCTGAAGAGTTCCTCAACGACCTCATCGACCTTCGTGAGCAGTACGGTGTATTCCGCCGCCTGACTCGTGTCGTCCCGATGACGTCCGATACTCAGTCCCGCCCACGTCGCCGTGGTGGTCTTACCGCTTTCTACGTTGGAGAAGGCGCAACCATCAACGAGTCCGAACTCAACTGGGACCGTGTTCGTCTGGTAACCAAGAAACTTGGCGTTATTGCTAAGTTGACTGCTGAACTCAACGAAGA